TCGCTAGTAACGAAATCTACTTCTTGACCTACAACAGTAATGTTTCCTGTCGGGGTACCAAGCTCAATAAAGTCTTGCGAAGGCTGGAAAAGGATGCGAGTCCCGTCAAGGTTCTGACCCATCACCCTCAATATCTTACCGTTGGTCACTGGGGCTGTAGCAGTAAGATTCCCACTAGCACCCAGATAAAGCACATCTCCGTTTGATCCAGGTACAGTGCTGTAATAATAAACACCCTGAGTAAGAACCCCATCTGTAGCGGAAGCCGCCCCCAAAGCAATTCCTATAGGACCCTCGGCTGTACTCTGTGCATTATTCGATGTTGTCTGCCAATTTGTACCGTCCCAATAGTAAATACTACCAGCGGTCATCCCAGTGGTGCTACCAAAATAAACCGTCTGACCTTCGTGATCATTGGCAGTCCCGTATGCCGAAGTTCTTACAGAATATTTTATAGCACTACCAGCAAGCTCAGTTGAACTACCCCCTCCAGATGCGTCTATGGTTACTTGATTGCTACCGTTGTCCGTAAGTGTTATATTAGTTCCAGCTACAATCTTTATGGTATCTGTAGTGGCGTCAGATCCAGTAAGAGTAATATCCACGTCATTAGTGGATTGAGCTGAAGCAAGATCGTAAGTTGTGTCTGTATCAGTAATTGTGTTGTTGATAGTAACGTGTCCGTTAGTTGCGTCATCAACAAGACTCAATCCAGTACCTACTGTAATCTGAGAGACGTTAGCCTCAGTAACAGATCCACCGTCAGTTACTGTAAGAGCACTACCAGCACCAGAAAGCAAGTCAGTAACAGTTACTTTCTTTGTTGTCCCAGAGGCCCCGCCCCCGTCCTTGTCTACAATAACAAGTTCGTCAGCACCGTCTGGTGTAGCTCCTAGGTTTGTTAGTGCTGATATTTTTACATCTGCCATATTATTCTTTGATCAGTAGATTTATTCCGTCCTCAGTTAGGAATCGGTCATTGTTCTCAGCAAGAATATAATTAGTTGCGGGTACGGCACCAGATATAGAAACTATTGAGTTTCTTATCAAATTCAGACCTAACCCTAATATTATTCTTGACATTTTGCTATTAAAAAATCACTTTTTTGTAACAGCACAAATATAGAAATAAAATCAAGAGTGATTGACTAATTTAAACTTAGCCTCCTCTACTGCTTTTGGGTGTGGCTTGTAATCGCCCTTCATAAGAAAATAGCGCCCGCGATCCTCCATCCAGTGATATCCACTAGGGGGAGGAACAGAAACCGACTTCTGCGTAATATCTAAGCTTCCGCCTTTGTTACGCTTGACAGACTTCATTGCATTTGGTTTTTAGCAAGAAGAAGTTTTATCTCTTGTATTTCTTTCAAGAGGGTTTCTATGTTTTTTTTCAGCTCCCCGTTGTCAAGCTCAAGAGATTTTACCCTGGATTTCAAAGTAGTAAAATCAGACTGGTGTTTCAACCAAAATCCAATTAGCCCCCCAGCAACAACAAGAAATTCAAAGTGAGTAAGGTTTTCAGGCATCAGCAGTTCCATTTTCTAAGTGACTTGTTTATTCGTGAATTTGGATCACGAGCCGTCTTAGCTGAAGTAAGCCTTTTTTTCATGCCAGTCATTCTAGCACAAAAGCTCTTTCTTCTGTTTGCAGCTTTACTCCCTTTCTTGAGTTTAGAGGGTTTTGTAGTTACTGCTGTTTTTAGTTTACTTCCAGGATTAGCACGGCGATATGAAGCAACCCCCTTTTCATTTAGACCCCCAGAAGGGTCCTTCCCTTCCTTACGTGTCCATGCAGGAGTTTTACCCCCTTCTTTGTAGGATTTTTTACACTTCATAAGTGCAAAGATAATCAATCAAATTCATTAAAATTATCAATAGAATCTTCCTGTATCTCTGGTTCATTCCTCTTCTCAATCATCTTCTCTTGATTATCTGCCTGCATACCTATTCTCCTATCTTTACCTTCTTCTTTCAAAACTTCTAGCTTTTCTCTGAAGTTCTTGTCGTCTTCTTTGAAGCCAAGCGTTGCTTGAGCTTTGATGGTTTCGATCTCTTTTCTGAACTCATGCTTAACCGACTCAAGCTGAATCTCAAGTTGAGTTTTAAGCTGAAGCTCCTGAGCAGAAAGTTGAGACTCCAGCTGCATCTCTTGAGCTTTCATTTGAGACTGAGCTTGAGAAGCTTGTATCTGAGCCTGAGACTGAGCTTGGATATTCTGCTGTGTGATCTGTTGATTCATAGCTATTCTTTTCTTTCTTCTAAGAAGCAAAAGCCTTTCTGCTTGGTTTATGTCCTTCATAGAACGTATAGCCATAGCGTCTTCTATATCTAGCTCCTTTTGAGAAAGGGATATCTGTATGTTTTGCTCCAAGTATGCTTTCTCTGCGTCCTCCATCTCTTTCTGTACAGTAACACCAAAGTTGTACATCGGGAGTCGATTGAAGGAATTAAGAACCTCTACGTTCTTTTTACCTATTGCGTTTTCATACAATCTAGAAACAACAGACCCTTCAGGTAGTATTTGCAAACACTTCACGATGTCTGAACATACTTTTTTATACAAAACAGAAGAGGCGTTGGTTATATCATATATAGCGTTGTTTGCTGCAGCCAGGGCCTGTTCTCTAACACCAACCAAAGCTTCACTCTTTGGTGATGATGCATCCATAACCTCGTTTACACCAGTAGAGTCACGTATCATCCTCAGATAGTGATTGTACAAACCGATAAGCTCGTTGATGTTTCTTATGCTATTCCCAATCTCTCTGACAGGCGGGTTTTGGAAACCTCCTTCGGGGTTTTTACTCCTGTAATAGAACACACCAGTCTGCTCGTATATGTCGTGTAGATCTAAAGGTTGCAACTCACCGCCTTTGCCAAGCTGTACGTTTTCTAGACCCTCGATATCTATAATCAATCCATCTGGCTTTGCTTTTGCAATAGATTGCTGTATTTTCAAATGAGTCAGCTGAAGCATATCAGCAAAACCAACGCATCCGTCAATCATGGACTTAGGGATCATTTCCCTAATATTTGTAGCCACAACAGAAAAAGACATATTGGTCTTGCTTATGTCATGCATATTTCTTGGCATATTAGACTTCAGTCCATAACCAAACATATAGTCAGAACCCATTATGTAGGTTCCGCTATATACATTCATAACTTCTAGCTTGTGTGGGGTTCTTGAGAACACGCTGTTTGCTTTCTCTTTGTACGAGCTTCCTTTGTCGTAAAAGTTTGTGTTCCCAAATCGGTTTTCTTTTTCTTCAAAGTAGTTGGTATCAGTTGATATGAACTCAAAATCAAGTATCTCAACCATATACTCATCGTACCCCATGTTGTACTTTTCGGTAATCTTGTCATACGTTGAGTCGTATGGTCCCCCACTAGTGTTATGCCTGGTGGCAAGTTTTTGTATCTTCTTATAATCATCTTCTGTAAGCTCATCCCCAGCAAGCCTCTTTAGTTCAGATATGCTTATTCTTTTAACGTGACCAGCGTATATCAAGTCATCAAAAGAAGGGTCTTCAGTGTAACTATGAACAAAGTTGCAAGGGTCTACATACTCTACACTTATCCCGTAGGTAGGGTCGTTAGTCCTTCTGGTTACAGCCATACCGAGAGCAACCATGTCGTTTACACACCTTCTGTAAGTAGAGTCGTTGAAGTTGCACCACTCAAGAGTCATATTTGTCCCTATCTGAGCAGCTATTTCTGCATCGGTCTTTATGTTGGTGTCAAATAAAATTTCTGCCTCTTCTAAACTTTCTGGCATTTCGTCAGGATCCATATCCAGCACCATACCATGCTGTTCCTTTAGTTTCCTCAGGTGTTCTTTGGCTTGAACCTGTAGGTTTACTCTCCTTTTCTGCTTGTTCTTTTCCGAAGAAGAGAGCGGATCCACCGCTTCGAGGTTGGGGTATGGATCCCTAGATAGGATCTTATTGACAACAATCCTAGCAAACTTCGATAAAATAGGTACAGGGGTAAAATCAAGGTTAATAAGACTCCCGTCACCATTGTTAGGATCAAGAGATGTAAGAATCTGCTTATATACCGTTGTGTCTTGAGTTCCGTTGGCATAGTCTCTATTTCTGTCAAATACCTTTCTTCTCTTCCTAAAAAGCGAATTGTAGTCGCTCCCATTCCCCCATTGAGACTGTATAGCCTTAGCGTACTTCAGTCCATATTCCTTCATTTCTTTTTTCTCCTTAGGGAGCAAAGGATCGGGAAAACTAGAAGAATTTTTATTTGCCATACTATTTCCTATGAAATGCAAATATATTAAAGTCTGTTTATAGGTTTATATCTTCTAAAGAACTTCTTTTCTGAGAAGTTAGTGGATTCTTTTGGTTTTGCTTTTTGAGCAGCAAGTAAAGCGAGTCCAGAAGATATAGTCAAGTCGTATTTTGTACGGTCTGTAATTTTAAATCCAATCCAGTCCTCTAAAGTTCTATTGAAATACATCTTACCATTCTCACCAGTTTCTCTGTTTATACCCACATGATTGTGTATGTATGCCTCTATAGACTGGGCATGAGAGTGTATGACGTCTGATGAGTTAGAAGGTACACCCTTGGTTCTTACGTTAGACGTCGATCCAGGAACTTTCAAATGATCTGGTCTGTCTAACAGGTACCCATCATATCCCCTTTCCTCAAAATACCTAGCTATACCGTATTTGTTGTTCTCTATCAACAAAGGATACCCATAAAAAAACGCAGCCATAAGTACATCCTCGTAGAATATCTTAGCTAAAGGAGGACGAGAAGCGTACTCTAAAACAAACATATTAGACGGGTGCTCCATATGAAACTTATTGTACATATGCAAAGCACCTTTAGATCCCCTCCCGTCAACAGTAGCATCAATATCATAGCTGTCTACGCCCCCACATCCAATCAAATCATTTGGTGGTATCAACTTCCCATAGGATTCTTTTTTGTTATTCCTAAGGTTTTTAGGTGGTAGCCATGACACATAAAATCTACCAGTTTTATCTGGTTTGAATATAACTTCTGTATCTTTTTGACCGTCTCGCCAGACAAAATTCCCCTGTACTACAGGATTTGGGAATAGGTTGTCATTGAAATCTATTTGCTCATATATCTGACCGATATTAAACAAGCTACCTTCAATACTATCCCTAAAAGCTTCATCCGTAGTAAAAGGGAACTGCCTTATGACCTCATTAAGCTCAGATGGCTGTTGTTTAAATGATTCCCTCTCGTTCTTTAGGTATGTCTTAGCACCAATGACTATATCATCCCCATCAATACCTTCTACAGGTTTATCTGGGTTGTTTATTATTGGATTCCCGTATTTATCAAAAAACCCTTCTAGAGAATTTTGTGCTGGTATAAAAAGCCTGTAGAGGCCAGATCTAGTCCTCCCATTCGAATTCCTCTCCTTCGGATTCGAGTCCTCCCAAAGGTCCTTGTATTCCTTTCCACCTTTGTCCATTGGATTTACGGTGCTTCCGACTAGAGCCTTTCCTATTATTTTTCGGCCCACGATCAAACATGTCCTCTGAATCCTCCAGGCGTCCCTTATGTCTGTAGGTTTTTCCCATTTTCCTGCTTCGTCTAGATACAACAAGTGAAGCTTCTCACCGTCGTATGCGTTATTAGTAGTGTTTTTCCAATTTATTACCGTGTTTAGTGCATCGCCAACCTGTGCTGTCTTATTCTTTTTAGTGATCTTTTTAGAAGGTTCTCTAAAAGCAAGCTCCATCCTGGGGTTTGTAGTTCCATCCTGTATAGGCTTGAAGAAAAAAGGGTAGTTCCTAAACATATTGACTACCTTCTTCATAAATATGTTTTCCTGGGCATCTTTACCAGTTTTACTCTGTATACCCAGCAGCTTTTCTTTCACTTGTGTCGCCTCATCAACCAGTACTGAAGCGCATATATTAGTGTATCCAGATCTTCTACACTTTGTGTATAGCTGACCTATGCAATTAGAATCAGCTTCGCATGCTGCCATATGCAAAAATATATCCCTCTGAAAGCTTAGATAGTTTGGATAACCTACATCAAACTTCGTCCACTGTAAGGCCATATAGTGCCTGCCTGTAATGTACGTAGGGACACCGTTGTTGTAAAACCAAACGCCGTCACGTCTACGCCTAAACTCATTCTCGATATATGGACTGAAACGTTCACGGAACTCCCTTGGCATCTCTGCCCACTCATCCATAGAGCGAACCCTACGCAGCTCTTCTGGCATATGTGACCTTTCCCACAGTTGCATAGCCTTCGGCTTGTCGTGGAAGAGGATTTCTTTTTTTGGGGGTTTCTTTGGTAGGCAAATATGTATTCCACCGAGTTCGATAACTTCGCCCTCTGTGCCGTTAGGGTCAATCTTGATAACATTTTCATACATGTCACCTCCCTTGACCCTTATAGATCTTTTTGTAGTTCTTAGACCTTTTGTTAGATGAGGTTTTAGTCTTGGCATGAACGCCAGGTCTAGAAACTTTGTTTCTCTTTTCGTATGTGGAATCTACTTTTGCCATTTTATTTAATTTGTCGGCGAGGCGGGGATTGAACCCGCATGTAACCGATTACTCTTTCTACAAGGTATAAGCTTGAGGAGATACTCGCCGAGAGTTTACTTTCTCTTTGAGCCTTGTATTCGGCTCTTCTCGGCTATTCCTCTGTTTTTTGATGCAGGCATTATGATTTTAGCGCCGTTAGCGGCATGATGTATATCCTTCCCGTCCCCTTTGTTTACCTTCCCTTTCCTTTCCGCCTCTCTACGGTCTTTGTTTCTTTTTGCGCGTCTTTTCTTCTGCTCCTCGGAAGACTGGAACTTATCGTACTCTTTTCTATAGTTTCTTTTAACTCTCATCTTTTATAAATACTCCATCTACGGTCTTACCCTTTCTCTCTGCTATCTCGTTGTAAGCCAACGCAAGACATTCCGTGCTACTATAACCGAGCTGAACCGCTAAGATAATGATTGTTACAAGGACGTCCCCTATAGCGTCTTTTATGTCTTCATGACGTTGTTTAGCCATAGCCCCAGAAAGCTCCCCGACCTCCTCCATCACCTTCAATATCTGCCTAAAGGCATTATCTGGGTGTGTAAGATCCCGCTCGTCAGCCCAAGCTATAACTGCTATCGCCAGATCGTCCAGTGTAGTTGTCTTCGTATTCACCATTCCACTCATCATTAAAATAAATATGATCGTTATTTTGAAAACCTTTCTGCAAATCCTCCAGAGTAGTCTTTTTCTTGTTTGATTTCTCCGTCATTTTTTAGATCTTTAGTCATTTGTTCCAGTCTCTGCCTCTCTATCAAAAGCTCTTTGCAATCAAGAGCAGTCTGTTTGATAGACGAAAGTTCAGCCTTTCGCCCAGAACCGCTTAAATCCGTATCGACAGGCTTTTTAATTTCTTCTATCATATTGTCTATAGCCGTCTCCATGCTCTCCATGAGCCTAACGGCAGCCTCCAGGGTTGTAAACTTAGATTTCCGCATAAAGTAAGTCTTCAGATCTAACTCTATAATACTCTTGTCCATCTATTTTGATCCTGTAGTCCATATTTTTCTTGAAACCCACTACATCTCCTTTAGATATACCAAGATCGTCAGTGTATTCACTTTCAAAAGCAAGCTCACCTTTAAGTTTATCTGACTCTTCTAAAGAAACAAGATCTATAAAGGCCTCACCTACGTCTTCTTTATCTTCAACTGGTTTCAGTAGTGTCCAACCACCAATAAGGTTTATTTCCCCTTTACTGTTCTTATATGCTATAGCTTGATTATTTACAGTATGTTCTGGGTTGTATCTAACCAGGTAATGGTTTTCAAAACCTGTAAGACCTTGACCGTCATTCATTACTACAAGATGATGAAAATAAAGGGTGTCCCCTGGCTCGACACCAGTATCGTACTTAAAAGGTACAGCTACTACTGGCCCTTCGGTGACTCTATGATCAAACTCATTAAACTTAGTATCTATATACAGTTCAAGTCCTGAGTCGGTTTTTATTGTGTCGTTGATGGTTTTTTCAAGCTCAACAACAAAGAGATCAAATGTTTTCATTAAAAATTCAAATCAAATTCAACTATAACTGGCATATCTTCTATGCACTTCCACATCAGCTGACCGTCGTCAGTTTGTATGTATACGCTGTATCTCTTTACTGAATAATGATAAAGTGCAGACTCGTCAAACACTATGGCGCTTACTTCACCCCTACCAGCCTTCATACCTACGTAGTACGCCATGGCGTCTTTAGGGTTTTGCCCTATGATGATTTTTCTTATAAGGCCATCCATTAGTTCAGAAATATATCAAAATCCCCTAGCTCCGCATCCAAACCTGGATTACTGTAAGTGTCCTTTATGAAAGAAAGTATCTCATCAAGCTCCTCTTCGCTATATATGTTATACCCATATACAGCGCGTATGTGCTTGTCCCCATCTTCGGACTCTTCGATGGTTCCTGTGAGCATGACAGATATAATCTCCTCTCTTTTGCCGTATCTTTCGAACAGATCGTCTATTTGAGAAGCTATTTCAGAGAGTTCAATTAAAAATTCAGATTTCGTCATTGTATGAAAAATAAGTCAAAAATGTTTCGTGACGTATCAAAATTACGTCAAAAGGACATATCTCAAAACCACCTTAAAGACATAAGGTCCACACTTTTGAACTTCCAGTCTAAATACGATCTCTTTCAAAAAGAGGTGTATTTTATGCTATGGGCTTACGATCTGGAATTCTTCACGTTAGATTACGCTTCTAAAGAGTACGGGATGAATAAAGACCACCTAGCCGATAGGATTGTATATCCTTTGGTAAAAGAAGGGTATATACACAAATACTTCGATAAGCTTACTCCTTCGCAGACATACGAAGACCACCTTTTTAGGGAAGAAACAAAGTTCAATTACAGGGTAAGGTATGCCCTAACCCAAAAGGCTAGACTTATGGTGCAGAGATTTTACCGATCTCTTAGCTCTTCTTCCGATCGGCGATAATCAAGTTTATCAACGAGTCGAGCCAACCGAATACCTTATTGTCGTTTTCGGTAGGGGTGAGGTTCACAACAATCTTAATAAAAGCCAAGATTCCGATTATGAGTTCAGCCCAGAACTCTGCTATAAAGGAAGCTACAGTATATCCACCCTCTGCAACTTCATCAGTCAATACAGGATCAATAGTTGCAACAGTGTCTGCTACGGCTACGACAGTGTCAATAATAGTTGAATCAATCATGATTTATTTATTTTTTGCGAATATAAGAATTAATCAAGATCCCTCATATATATATAAGTGGTTATACCATCTTCTTTGACGGCTTTCAATGTTCTGTTTCTGTTTTCTCCGTGCTTTTTGTAAGACACATGTATCCAAGCTGGCTCTTTGTCATCCCCAAACTCCCAGATAAGTTGATCGTAATCCAGGTGAGTGTAGATGTACTTAAATATGTCGGCGTTGGTGATCTTTCCGTACACATGAGCGTCCAGGTCTAAAGCTTCCCCAACCATATGCTGCGACGTTGGACTCCCCCCAATCTTAGTGTTCAGCTCTTTGCACCTATACCCAGAGCTAACTGCAATAGGTACTCCGAAGTGATCTCGCATAGGCTGGAATATACGTTCAGCTATCGTCTCCAGGTTTGATATTGCGTACTCGTCGGGGGTGTTGTCGATCCCGTGGCGAAGAGCCGTAATGCTTTTTGTTGCTTCTCTGAGAGATAAATTTTTTGATAGTTTCATAAAATCTTTTTTTTCGAGGATTAAAGTATCCTTTACTTCCCATGGTTGTTAATATGGTCCGAGGCCTAGCATACGCGCAAACCTCTGAAGGTTGTTTAGTCTTATCTCTGTGGTGTTTCCTGAAGCCCCGACAGGGATATCTATATATCTTGGTTGTCTTGCTGTGGCGCTTACCGCTGCGCCCGCCATGCCTGGGAGTATAGCCGTAGCCGTCCTACCTACTCTCTTTTTAGCTCTTTCGTTTAGAAAATCCTGCACTAGGTCATCAAACACTCTCTGCCTAGCGTAGTTCATCTCATATCCAGTTATAGCTGGTTCACTATAAGCCTGATCTACCTTAGCACGTTCTTCTGGGGTGGCTTCTTTATAGGCTTTTTCAAAGAGCTTATTGTACCTCTTGTCTTTTATCCTGCTCACGTCTTTTGCAAGAGCATGTTTTGTGGGCTCTCCTCTCTGGGGTCTCATTTCTTTTTCTTCTTCATGCCTACGCCTCTCCCCATAAGGATGTCGGCTTTGGTGATCTTTCCGTCTTTATTCAAGTCAGGGAACTTACCACCGTTTTTGTACACCTTACCTCCTTTGCTGTAATTAGATTTTGAATTATTTATTTTCATGCTGCTGCGAATATTGAGAGTTGACAAGTGGCAGTATCAGCTGCCCCTTTGATTTCATCAATGAAAGAGATAGATGCAGTTTGAGATCCAGTGGCGTTGGCGTCCATGTCATCATTGAATAGCACATATGAGTTCTTAGGTTCTAAAACGACAAAATACTCTTTGCTTGCACCAAGTACTCTAAGTGTAACATAGTTCGTATTGTCAAGATTTGTAATCCTAAGATACTTAACTGTATCGTCAACAAATGTATCTCCAGTTACTGTGCTCCCGAAAGATAACAGGGGTACCTCTGTTACAGTGCAGTCTATAAGCCTCTCAAACATACTATCGACATTAGCTATGTCAATAGTGTTTTCAGTTCCGTGCTCGTTGCCGTTTAGTACGACCTCTTCTTTTATTGTTACTGTCAGTGTTGCCATAGTGCAAATATATTAATTATTACTGACCGTAGATTTCATCCATAATCATGTCATAGTTCTACTGATTCCCGCGTCTCAACGAGTCCATCTCATCTGAACGCTCGAAGTATGATTTAGTATATCCCCCGCCAGTATTAAGGACATCCAATAACAAATCAATCGGCATCTTGTTACTACTCAATCTATTGGCTGGGTGGTTGGGACTTTCTCGTTCGTAGTCTTTCGTGTATGGGGAATTAAGGTCTTGTTTATATCCTTCACGAGCAATGGAGGGGTTCATCTTGGTTGGATCGAACATACCCTGTTGGTTAGCTGCATCAGTAATAATATCCTCTAGCATCCTCATGTAAAAATTATCCAGCCTGGCCTCTTTATCCTCACCCTGTGTCATAGTTCTTTCCTTGAACCTTAGATTATTCTCATCATCTTGCATCCACTTCTGACCATACTTGGTTAGAGTGACCTTCCCATCCTTTCCGATCTTAACAATCTTTCTTCCGTCAGGCTTCCACCCCTTGAGTTTTTCTGGGTCGAACTCCGTTCTTCCAGGTTGTGTTGCTGTGTAACCCTTAAACCTCTCCAGAATCTCTGGTAGGTCTTGGGCCGTGATCTCACCCTCTGGCAGGATCCCC